CCAACTCGTCCATGAACGCTACACCGTTCTCTGTTATCTTAGCGGATGTGGACAAATCAATTGTAGTATCTGGTGTTACATCTGTAGAACTGCCTGTCACTGCTTTTTCTATTCCGTCAAAAACATTTTCATCCACACCAGAATCTCCATTAACAAATGTATCCGCAAACACTGCTTTAGTTGCTTTTATCTTTTGCTGCAATTGAAAGGTTACCTGATCTGTAACACCCTTCACATGATTTTGTATAACCCTATCTACTTGAAACTTCCCACCAAATACCTTTAGATTAGTGGTGTATTGTGTTGTCTTCGCTTCCTGCGGCATATACTCAGCGTTTATAGCCCTAAACCCTGCACTCGGTAATGTTGTAACTCTGTTATAAACATATGATAGTGAATTACCTTGAGGTGTTACTACATTATCAAATATCATCGAATCCAAAAGATGATCCTTCCTGAATTCATCTATTATAAATTGTGTCAGTTTATCTTGAGTAAAATTTTTAGCCTCTGCTAAAGTTATAGCCATTTATTCCATCTCCTCTTTTATTTGTTTTATTTTCTTATTTTACATATCCCAGTGCCTGGGCAACTGCATCATTTAATGTCGTTGGCTCATTGGATTGTTTGCCGTCTGCGGGTGTGTATACGTAGCTATGATCCTTTTTTTCTTCCGGATCCGCTTCTTTATTGAAAAGAAACTCCTTTTCCTTTTTCAGGGCTTCAATTTGGTCTGTTAGTCCTTCTAACTTTCCATCCTTCAATTGGATTTTTTCCTTTTCTATAAGAGTTTTTATGATTCCCTTATCCTTAGCATTGACTTCCAGCAAAGCTAAATCTAAAGCGTTCTCAAATAGCGTAGCTTGAAGCTTTTTCTCATATGCTTCTGTATCATCTTTATACTTTGTTTGAAGCGTAACGAGCTCCTCTTTAAGTTTTGTCCCATCTGTCTTTTTTAACTCTTCAATATCTTTATCCCTAGTCTTTAGTTGTTCCTTGAGATTTGAGATCTCTGTCTCCTTTAGCTCAACTGCCTTTTTTTCAACAAATTCTGCCATTACCTTTGTTTCGACTTCCTCCGTTATTTCTACTCCGTTTAACTTAAGTGAATCTAAAAGTTTACCCATTTTATTTTATACCTCCTGTTTTTTAGTATTATAAAAGACACTCCGTGCAGAGTGTCTTACATGCTTTGTGTTTTCTCTAAAAGTTATAATCTTCTTTATCCAGCCTCACTATTTTATTCTTTAATATTTTTTCATCAATATCAAAATCAAGTTTCAAAGCTTTTAAGTCATATCCTTTTAGCCTCCTTTGCATATTAGATAATATCTCATTGTAAGCTAACAGTTTCCCTTGCTTAAATTCGCTGTCTTCCTCCTTTATAGTATCCTCTAAGTCCTCCAGAATATCATATATTATATCTTTGAAAACCGATTCATTTTCCAATTCCATCTAATCACCCTCTTTTAGAACTGTTTCAAATATTGATTGTTCCTCTTTATTTCTTCTTAAATCCTTACTCCATTTTTTTAACAGCCCTTTTTGCTGTTCTTCAGTTTTATTCAACCAGTTTGGGTCGTATCTTTCAGGATGTCTGATTTTATCTTTATGTTCATCTATTTGCTTTTGAAAGCTCCTTATAGATTTCCTTGATTGAGTTATTGTGTATTTAATAACAGCCTTTTCATATGTTCCTTTATGAACACCTCCGGATTTTGCTCTTTCGTACACCTTATTACTATCAATGTTTAATGCCTTAAAAATTAGTTTATTAGCTTCCCATTCCACATTTTTATTGTACTTTATCTCCTGAAACTTTTCAAAACTTTCAGGGATATAATTCCCTAGTATTTCTCTATACTTTTTGTGCTGTATTTTATCTGCAGCTTTATTCTTTGCTTTCTTTTTTATTATTTCTACTGCAGCCTTTTCATTTGCATCACCTTCCACATGCTTATTATACCACTCTTCATAAGTCATATTTCTATCAACCTTATACGTCTTACCATCAGAGCCTCTTGCTACCCTTGTTCCCTCTAAATCTGGAATATACGGGATATCTGTAGATCTACAATGGGGATGCATAGGGTGACAGTTTACCCCGACCTTTCTATCCTTTTCATCAAAGACCTGTCCATCTAGGCTCCGGCATATACCGCTCGTCTTTAAATCTAATGTTGCAAGAAATTGATATTGTGCCACACCAAAATCATTATATGCTTTGTGCGTTGCCTCACCGGCAATAAAGTTTGTCTCAGTCCTCACTAATCTAACTGCATTTTTATATACAGTATCTGCAGCTTTCTGCAACTCAGCCGCCATATCCTGATTAGATTTTCCTTGTATGATCCCAGATGTCAAAATGCTTTCGAGTTTAGAGAAAAGCCCATCAACATGACCCCATATTTTTTCACTATAATTTTTTCCGCTCCAAGGATACTCCAAGAGGCTTTCTAAAACATTACCACTAATTCTATTTAATTGAAGTCCGAAGCCTGTAAATTGTTCAATATCAAACTTAGTTCTATAGTAAGATTCCTCATAAACCTTATTAAAAACATTGCGGCTATTAGCATTGTATTTGTTATAAAGCTCGTTAACCTCATATTCAACACTTATTTTAAGCTCTTCCAGCCTTTTAATTCTTGTACGGGTTGAAAGGGTCTTTAAACTATTGTTAAACCTGATACTATATTCTTTATCACTAGCCTTTTCTATATAGAATTCCAATGTCCTTTGGAATTCCTTTCTTTCATCCTTTGTCAAATATTCAATGGCCTTGTTATAGCTCATCCCATTGTCATCTGCATATTTAAAATAAAATGCCGCTATTTGAGCTTCTATGTTTTTATAAACATGATCAAACTGTTCTCGCATGGTTTTTTCAAGTCTTAAAGCTTTTTGCTCTGCAGCTATTAATCTTTGCTCTGCCCGCCTTTGCCAGTACACCTCATTTCGGTGCAATTTCTCCTCACTCATCCCGATCAGCTCCACCGGGTATCATGCCAAAATGCTCATTATAATCTTCATCCGCTTCCTCTGATTTTATACGGTCCAACTCTTCATCTAAGTTTTCCGTATATGGATGGTTCTTTGTTTTCGTTTCATTGGATATTGATGCACCTGACTTAGATATAATCTCAACAATTTCTTTATCATTAGTTACCATATTTTTAAAATATGTAACACTTATATCTTGTCCTTCATTTTTGCCCAAGAAATTTAATATCGCTCTTATAAGGACCTTTATACTGCAATCAAATTCAATTCTTGTTTTAGAAGCCTTTAGTTCTAATAGGCTGTATAAAAATTTTAATGCGACACCGGAACTGTCACCAAGACTATCCTTATCCGGATTAACTCCCATACCAAAAAGGAATATGGCTTTTTTCATAGACTCAAGGAACTTGTCCCTAGCCTCTATAGGTATTTCAGCCTTAATTGTTTTGAGATCACCATTGTCTTCAGTTTTTACCGCTTTAAAAACTTTCAAATCTTCCATGAATTCTTGCAGCTCTTCCCCACCATAGCCTTTCAGTACGAAGATGATTTCTTGAACATCTTCAATATCGTTTGCAAAGCCATTTGAGACCTTTTCAAATTGGTCTATGAGATCCTTATACATATAAAGGTCGTATTTTTTTATAGAGTTATTGTTAAAGTATATAAAAGGCACTTTACCTAAAGTGTGGTGAAATATATTAGTTTCATTATTGCCTATAGTGTTGTAAGGTATCAGATTCCCTTTATTCTTTATCATAAACTGACATTGCTTATCATCCCAAAGCTCATATATGGTTATCTTTTTTCCATCCGAATTGTAAGAATTATATTTCCTTGCTACTCCGTTTAATCTTTGCTTCAGATCGTCAGAATATATGGGTATAACTTGCCCATCAGGAACTATCCCATATTGAAATTTCTTTTCCTTGTCTATCCAATAGTGAAGCCATGTTATACCTGAATTTGAAGCTTTTCTAACTAAATCATTTAAAGTCTTTCCCCATTCATCTCCAAGTGCATTTATTATTTCCTTATTAAGGGCAGGCTCCCCTACATCAATAATTGGTTCCCTACCGAACATATAACCGGCTTTCTGATCAACGAATAAGCCATGCCAATTATAACTGTCTCTGTTATCTGCAACTCTTAGCACACTATTATTTCTCACTTTTGCCGATACTCTTTTTATATCGCTGTCGTTTTCATAATATCTGTTTCCAACTTCACTTTCTTTTATATAAACTTCCCATTCTTTTGAATTTTCGATACGCAATATTTTTTCTAAAAGTAACTTTATCCCCAAATTATTCACCTACTTAAAAATAGATATACTCCTACCGACCTTCACATCACCGACTAAAATTTCCGCAACCCCTGTAAGAGCATCTGCACAATCATCATGCTCATTTTTCCCGGATGCCTGGTAATGTATTATATCCTCATAAAACTTTGGCCATCCTTCTTTCCAATCCTCAGGCATTATTACATCTTCCATAACATTATTTGTATTAGTTAATATCCTTGCCTTTTTATTTTTAGACTGATGAAACCATCTTATTTTACATTTAAAGTTTTTAAACTTATCCTTTAAAATCCTTATAACATTTCTAGCAAAACCCCGTCCGCCGTTATTCGACTCTATCGCTGCACCCCTAATTCCAAATAAATTTAATCTTCTAGCTGTCTCAGGCTCGGTTTTTTCCATTGGCTCTTGAGTGTAGTAAATATCGAGAATATAAGCCTGTTTTGCAAATTCGCCAAAG